ATGAACTGCCCCCAATAATTTGCCATCGCCTGGATCGCAACCAGAGTCTTCTGGCCATAATCATCCAGTCCCTGGTTGATCACCTTTGGAGAGACAACCCATTGAAAGCTGGGGTTCATTCCACTGCCACCGCTTCTGCAATTGTTGCTGCCAGGCGATTGGGTTGGATAAAGACCACCTGCATCAAAATATTTGTGTAGGTGACCCGATCACCCACTGCGATATCCACATCAGGCTCGCCCAGGATGAACATGGCCTGTTGTGCCTGCCGTGCTGCATCAGACTGCAATCGAAAGCCGCGTGCTCCTGCCAGTTCAATCCGCATGGGCTGGGCATCTAAATATGTTTCGTCGCGGCGGATCTGCAGATTAACTTCATTGCGTGCACGGATCTTGCGCAAACGTTCCTGATAAAAACTTGTGTTCATTTAGTAGATCCCAACTTGACCGTTATAAACTTCGCATGCATTCAGATATTCATTCTCGAACTTCTTTGCATCGTTCCTGGATGATTCACTCATGCCACCCAGATCTTCACTGACTGCACCAAAGGAATACTTGATCGAATCGCCGGCTTGTGCATTTGCCAGTTTGGTCTTTGCGTTTGCCTTGGCTTTCAACAATACGATCCTGGCTTCGCGTTCGCTCAGAGTTTCATAAATGCCACCACCATAATCTTCATCTTCACCGGTGAGGATCCACGCAGCTTTATAGTAAATATCCCTGGTCAATGTGTACCTGGGGATTGGATAGAACGTGATCTGCCCATTGCGGATCGTAGGCTTCTCACACCAGTCTGAGCTCAATGGGATCAGCTGCCCACTGGATGAATGCAGCACACCTTCACCGGTGAGTGTGGTGAGCTTGATCAACTTCAGGAAATCTGCCGGCAGATCATAGGTCGCTGTACCTGAAACCACATCGATCATTCCGATCTGTGTCACTCCACAGCGCTCAGAGAAATCCCGCACTGCATCCTTCACAGCATTTTCATACTGCTCTTCGGATGGCACACCACCTTCATCAGGCACATCGCCCTGCAGTCTCTCGACCAGCTCACTTAATTCAATGGACATGGATTCACCTTCCATGCCCCTTCCCCAGTTAAGGGGAAGGGGTCAAGGGTTGGGGGTTAGGAGGAGAAACCCTACGAACCAGCTTCTTCAACAGGCACATACGCGCCCTTCTCATGGACCAGAGATTCAGTCGCGTTGTACTCTTCAGCGTAATACTGCTCAGCTGCTACAAGGCGGGTGACATCGCTGGCTGTTGCATAAGTGGGGAAGGGTCCCTTGATCGTTGTGGGCTGAAGCACACGGTGCTGCACCAGCTCACGATTGCCTGCGATCCACAATGTGTCAGGGAATTCGGTGGAAGAGAACACAGGACGATTCTTTACAAGTCCCACAAAGCCGGCTGCATTGATCAGAGTCTGTGGGAAGCCGTCGCGCTTGAAGCCTTCCCAGTTGCTCAGACGGTCTGCATTGGTGACACTGGCCAGGTAGAAGGTGGGCTCATAAAAGCGCTTCGCGACGATCACAGCAGCTTCACCCAACAACCGGTAAAGATCAGCATAATCGCTCTGGTCTGTGCCTACGGTCCAGGCATCGGTCTTGTTATTGGCGATTCCCATAACAGCAGAGAAAGCCATATAGAGCAAGCCCTGATCCACTTTGCGACGCATTTGACGAATGAGGTTTGCCATCGTGCGGGCTACAGCATCCCAGCCCAGCTGTGAGCGAGAGAAAACGATCGCTTCACTGGAGATCTGATCAGCCAGGCGATCAGCTGCAGCTTCGATGGTCTTGCTGGCCAGCGTGGTCTTCACCCGCTCGATCGGCTGCATCTCGCCATTGCGGATGGAGCTGTATCCATAATCCACCAGCACATCGTTGGTATTGACTGCACCAGCGGTCAGCAACTTGATCTTTCCATCGGCATAGTTGATGATGAAATCAACGCCTTCTTCATATGTGGTGCCCGCGGGATTGGATGTCACCACAACCGTTCCTGGTGTGATGCGCCCGTGGCTCAGGTTGTACCAAACCTCTTCAGCGCCAGCATTTTCCACTTCATCAGTTACCGTTGCAGCATAGCCGGTCTCACCGGTGGTGGTCTCATAGAAGATCTTGGTGGGGCTGGTCTCGATCGTGCCAACGTCAAAGATGTTTGCAGCGACAAGATTGGGAAATACCTCTTCAATGACCGCTCGCGAAACGCTGTAGGGCAGGTTGAGATCTGTGGTGAGCTCAGCTTCTTCGAACATCCGGCTCTCAGCCATCAGCTGCTTCACGTACATCTTATCGAAGCGCTCCAGGAGCTTCATAGTAAAGACTGCAGCGGGGCTATCAACGCGCAATTTGATCGCGCTCTTGGGCTGGTTCTCATACTTGCGGACAGATTCCGTAAGCTGGAAGGCAACACTGGCAAAAGAAGGTGTGCCAGTCTCATTCTCGAGCACATCGCCAATGACCTTGATGCTCTTGGTCTTCTCATCGAAGCCCATGCCCTTCAACAGGCCGGCTGCAGCGAATTGGCCATACTCTTTGCGCTTCGATTCAGCGTATTGCTTCACACCTTCAATGCTGGTGAGATTCGCTTCTTTCATGGAAGCAATAAACATCTCATTCAGGGTCTTGCCAAACGGAAGATCTTTCGTGGCTTCCGTGATCGCTGCATCAACTTCAGCTTTCTTCTGGCTCTCATCGAACTTGCGAGCCTTATCTGCATTGGCCTTCAAGGCTTCAGCGATATCAGACTTTTCATCAATGCCTAGCGCTGTGCGGATCTTCTCTTCGAGCGCCTTCAATTGGGCTTCACCCATGGCTTTCACCTGGGCTTCGGTCACACCCTGAAGTGCTTCAGGATGGTCTTTCAGGAGCTTTAACAGCTCTTCAATTGTCATTTCAGATTCTCCTTGTTGGATTGATTCAATTAATTGCGCAGCGTTCTCAAAGGACGGTTCCAGCACCAGGTCAAAACCTGTGATGTGCAGTTCTGATACTTCGAAAACTTTTTCGCTGCTTTCCTTCACATACTTCCCCTCACCATAGCCACGCAGACTCACGCCTGGCATAACGCCGCCTTCCATAAGGGTCAGGATGTCCTTACCTTTGCTGGTTTCCAGAATGCGACCACTTAGATCCACGCTTGCCCCATCAAACGTCACTTCTTCCCACTTGGTCACAGTCTCCAGCAAATTGGGACGCCCGCCCTTGTCAGACGGATGTTCTGCTTCACCGAGAACCTGAATCGCTCTGCCCTGTCCTGCGCTCTCATTCAGATGATCTTTCAATTCAGCGATCGCTGTTTCGAGCACAGTGCTGGGATATCGGCGCCCATTGCCATTGACAACGTTCGCCGTAATAGCACCATCAATGCGGATCTTGCGCGCTTTGCCCTCTTCACCTTCGAGCAATATCACCGGCGCAGTCACACGCTCTTCAAACCTTTGCCCCTTTCTCTGCTTTTTCTTTTCACTCACTGCTGTTTGTGGCTGATATGACAGCTCCACCACTTCCCACTGATCACGTGGTGCAAAGGTATATGTGTCACCATTTTTGGTGTATGACACCTTGTAATACTCATCGGCCTTAAGTTGGCTTGCGGATCCATATTCCGAAACGATCACATAATCAGCAAATGTGTCAGCGATGGAACAATATGGACCCATCTCAGAATATGGGAACTGAGCCCGAAAAGCCTGGTTGATCAGGCTCATTGTGTACTCTATGCTTCCCTTCACCAGCTCTGTGATCAGTTTGCCTTTTTTGATTTTTTTAGCCATTGCTGCTCTCCTGAAGCGCTTGCTTCTCTTCTTTGAAAATTTCTTTCGTTGCCATCAACCAGACCGGCGGTTGAGTCTGTCCGCTATAAACAGATAACCAGACTTTGCCAAAGAACAAAGCGGAGAATCTCTCACGCCAGCTCATCTTCCAAGCGAAATGACTTGTGTTCCATCAGTCCACACTGGCAGATCTCCACACTCTTCTTTCGTCATCCCCTTCGGAGGTCTCAGTTTTTTAGTTGATTGCTTGAATTGATCAGGTTCCATATCACATGCTCATTTCGAATAATGATTCAGCAGTCACCACAATGGCTTCACTGCTGGCAGTCTTACCAGTGCCACCATCTTCAGCGATCATCTGCACGCCACCTGAAGTTGTATCCACATCATCATCCCGCCTGCCTTTGGGGAAGGATGTTGACTCTCGAATGAAATCCAGATTCCATGGTCCACGTACCAGCTTCACATGTCCCTGTTTTGCGCGCAGTTGCCAGGGTCGTGCTCGCTCAACCTTGTCACCCAATGGCTTCACGTCACGCATACGGACCTTCATCAAAGCCTTATCCTTCATGAACTGTTGGAGAACCAGCTTCTGAAAAGCAACATCTTCAAAGCCCCATTCTGTATTTAGTTCCTGGTCTGAGAGCATCGCCGTGCGGACCTGTGGCAGGAACTCCTTCAGCTCACGGACTTTGATACGGTCACGAAGAATAAGATCACCGGTGCGCTCATCAAGAGCAACCGCGATCGTGGAATTGTTGTCACTGGTTTTGCTTTCACCTAGTGCCAGATCAACATAGCGATACCACTTCAAACCTTCAGGTGCTTGTTCAATGATCTGAAAATCCTTATCATCAAAGAACTCGCCTTCAGCCATGCGTGGCATCTGTTGGAAGATCGCTTCGAAGTCATAATCCAGCATGTTCGAGCGTGTCTTTGCCAGTTTGCGCTCATCAGATCGTTCAGGCCATAATGCTTCACCTGGATTGCGTCCAAGTGGATCACCACCCATCGGGATAAAAATGCCGCGCAATAAATTCTCTCGATACTCTTCTTCGCTCTTTGGGTATTGATCTTCTTCCAATGAGAGCGCCGGCAGAAAAACAACTTCCCACTGGTCCGCTTCCGGATCGCCGATCATCTGTGTGAGCAGCTGCCCAGCCAGATCTTCCTGATCCCATCGGGTGTGCATGATGATGATGGCTGCGCCTGGTGTGTTCGCAACACGTGGATACACAACCGATCGATACCAGCTCATCACCTTCCTGCGATAGGTCTCACTCTCTGCATCTTCGCGGCTCTTGAATGGATCATCGATCACCACCAGGTTGGCAGGTCGTCCTGTGATACCACCACCCACACCGGCTGCAAACACAGAACCGCGATGGTCCTTCAAATTCCACGAAACAACAGAGCGACTCTCCGGACTCAGTTCAACAGGCTCATCCACCGCGGAGCGCCTGCCAAAGAGATTTGCATAGGCATCACTGCCCACATAGTTACGCATCACGCGGCTGTTCTCTGTGGCCAGGTCCGCACCATAGGAAGTGAGAATG